ATACAGCTGTAGTAACTACGGGTAGTTTTGCTTGGGAAAACGGAATGCAAGATACAAGGGTTGTATTTTACCCTAATAAAGACGGTAGATTCAGAATATCTTGGGTTCCCCCGAATAATCTACAAAACCAGGTGATAATAAAGAATGGGATTAAATACCCAGGAAACGAGCATATGGGAGCCTTTGGGTGTGATAGCTACGATATATCAGGGACTGTAGATAAAAGAGGTTCTAACGGAGCTTTACACGGATTAACTAAGTTTAGTATGGAAGATGCTCCTCCAAATTGTTTTTTTCTTGAATACATAGCTAGACCTCAGACAGCTGAAATGTTTTTTGAAGATGTACTTATGGCTTGCGTGTTTTATGGCATGCCTATATTAGCGGAAAACAATAAACCTAGATTGTTGTATCATTTCAAACGAAGAGGATACAGAGGGTACAGTATGAATAGACCGGATAAGGTTTGGAATAAATTATCTGTAACTGAAAGAGAAATTGGTGGTATACCAAACTCTAGTGAAGATATAAAACAAGCTCACGCAGCTGCAATTGAATCATATGTAGAAACACACGTTGGATTTTTAGGTGAAGGATACGGTAATATGTATATGCAAAGAACCTTAGAAGATTGGGCGAAATTCAATATAAATAACAGAACAAAGCATGATGCTTCTATAAGTTCTGGTTTAGCTATAATGGCTTGCAATAAAAATAGATATACGCCAGTTGCTGTTAGGCAAAAAAGCAAAATATCTTCACCTTTTAAACGATACGATAATAACGGATCCATTTCGAAAATAATAAAATAAATGATAGAAACTAATTACAATAGCTCCTTTCCTACACAAACTGTTAGCGATGAAGAAAAAGCAAGTTTAGAGTATGGCTTACAAGTAGCTAGGGCAATAGAGCATGAATGGTTTGGAGGTTCCAGAACATCAAACAATAGGTTTTCGTCAAACTACAGTAGATTTCATCAACTTAGATTGTACGCTAGAGGAGAGCAATCTATTCAAAAATACAAAGACGAGTTGTCAATAAATGGTGATTTATCTTATTTAAATTTAGATTGGAAACCTGTTCCAGTTATACCTAAGTTTGTAGATATAGTAGTTAATGGAATATCACAAAAAAATTACGACATAAAAGCATTCGCTCAAGATCCTGAGTCAAATAAGCAAAGAACAGATCACGTATCTGCTATAGTTGCTGATATGAATACAAAGGATTTTAATGAGAAAATGATGTCTCAGTTAGGTATTGATACTTATAATGTAGAAGATCCTTCTATGCTCCCTGAGAATGAGAATCAATTATCATTATACATGCAGCTTGACTATAAACAAAATATAGAAATAGCACAAGAAGAAGTAATTAACACTGTATTAGATACCAATAAATATACTTTAACTAGTCGTAGATTAAACTATGACTTAACAACTATAGGTATTGCGGCAACTAAAACAAGCTTTAATAAGGCTGAAGGGATTACTGTAGATTATGTTGATCCTGCTAATTTAGTTTACTCTTACACAGAGGACCCTAACTTCGGAGATCTATACTATGTTGGTGAAGCAAAAGAAGTTGCACTATCAGAACTTAAAAAGGAATTTCCTGCATTAAGTAATGAGGAAATGAAGGAGATAGAAAAGATGGCTGGAACTAGTAACTACACAAATAGTTACACTACTTACGATGATAGTAAAGTCTCTTTAGTTTACTTTGAATATAAAACATACAAGAATCAAGTATTTAAAATAAAGAAAACAGATCAAGGCTTAGAAAAAGCTATTGAAAAAACAGATGAGTTTAATCCACCTGAAAACGATACATTCAAAAAAGTATCTAGGACTATAGAGGTTATTTATTCTGGTGTAAAAGTTTTAGGTTATAACAAAATACTTAAGTGGGAATTAGCAGAGAACATGACAAGACCATTTGCTGACACCACAAGAGTTTCTATGAATTACTCTATTTGTGCACCTAGAATGTATAAAGGTAAGATAGAATCTTTAGTAGGTCGTATTACTGGCTTTGCAGATATGATTCAATTAACTCATTTGAAATTGCAACAAGTAATGGCTAAGATAGTTCCAGATGGAGTATTCTTAGATATGGACGGTTTAGCTGAAGTTGATTTAGGTAATGGAACAAACTACAATCCAGCAGAGGCTTTGAATATGTATTTTCAAACCGGTAGTGTTGTAGGTAGATCTCTTACACAAGACGGAGATATGAACAGAGGTAAAATACCAGTTCAACAATTAACATCTTCATCGGGTCAAGGTAAAATATCCGCTTTAATTAATACGTATCAGTATTACTTACAAATGATCAGGGATGTAACCGGATTGAACGAAGCAAGAGATGGTAGTACTCCTGATAAAAATGCTTTAGTAGGATTGCAAAAGATGGCTGCTAATCAATCGAATGTAGCAACCAGACATATATTACAAGCTAGTTTATATTTAACTCTTAAAACGTGTGAAAACATATCTTTAAAAGTAGCAGACTTAATAGAGTTTCCTTTAACTAGGCAATCAATGGAATCTAGTGTTTCAATATACAACACAGAAATATTAAAAGAAATTGTGGATTTAAACCTGCACGATTTTGGAATATTTTTAGAATTAGAACCAGATGAAGAAGAAAAGCAACAACTGGAGCAAAACATTCAAATAGCATTACAAGCTGGAGGTATTAATTTAGAAGACGCTATTGATATTAGACAAATTAAAAATATCAAGTTAGCAAACGAGTCTATTAAATTTAGAAGAAAAAGAAAAGAAGAAGCTGATAGAGCAGCTCAACAAGCAAACATACAAGCTCAAGCTCAAGCAAACGCAAAAGCATCTGAAGCTGCCGCGATGGCTGAAGTGCAAAAACAACAAGCTTTAGCTGAAACCAAAATACAAATAGAGCAATCAAAATCTCAATTCGATATTCAAAAGTTGCAACAAGAAGCTGAGATTAAAAAGCAATTAATGGAAGTGGAATTCCAGTACAATATGCAATTAGCTCAAGCTCAATCCGGAGTGAAAAAGGATAACGAAAAGTATAAAGAAGATCGTAAAGATGATAGAACAAAAATACAAGCAACTCAACAAAGCGAGTTAATAGATCAAAGAAAAAACGATTCTTTACCAAAGAATTTTGAATCAGCTGGGTTTGACAACCTCGGTGGATTTGGCCTAGAGCAATTTGAACCTAGGTGATAATTATTTACTAATTTTATAATATTATATCATGTCAGAAACAATTAAAGTGGATCTTAGAGAAGGTCCAAAAAAAGTAGAAGATAACGTTACTAAAGTAAATTTATCTGAAACAAAACCAGAAGAGCAAGAAACCGTTGAAGATCAAGTAGAAGACGTTACTGCTGTTGAAGAAGAGTCAGTAGCGGAAATACAAGAGGTAACGGAAAACAGCGAAGAAGAAGTTATTACTTTAGGAGAGGTTACAGAAGAAACTACTCAAGAAAAAGAAATACAACAAGTAATAGAGTCTACACCTAAGGTTGATTTACCTGAAAATGTAGAGAAGCTGGTAGAGTTTATGAAAGAAACTGGAGGAACCCTGCAGGATTACGTTAGATTAAACGCTGATTATAGCAATGTAGATTCGGACACATTGTTAACAGAATATTACAAACAAACAAAGTCTCATTTAGATGCTGCTGAAATTGATTTTTTAATGGAAGATAGCTTTGAATTTGATGAAGAAATAGATGAGGAGCGAGACATCCGCAAAAAGAAACTCGCAAAAAAAGAAGAGGTTGCAAAAGCAAAAAAGTTTTTAGAAGGCTTAAAGGACAAATATTATTCAGACATCAAGTTGAGACCTGGATTATCTCCTGAGCAGCAAAAAGCTTCTGACTTTTTCAGCCGCTACAACGAGAATCAGAAAGTAGCTGAACAACAGCACTCTGCATTTAAAGAGAACACTAGACAAATGTTCACACAAGATTTCAAAGGTTTTGATTTCAAATTAGGTGAAAAAACATTTAGATATGGTATTCAAAATGTAGATAAAGTTGCAGACCGCCAATCAAACATTAACAATCTAATCGGGAAGTTCCTGAATGACAAAGGAGAAGTAGTGGATACGAAAGGTTATCACAAAGCTATTTATGCTGCTGAAAATGCAGATACTATTGCAAAACACTTTTATGAGCAAGGCAAGGCTGATGCAGTAAAAGACGTTGTCGCAAGTTCTAAAAACACTAGCTCAGAAGCAAGGTCGACAGCACCTTCTGAAGTTACTGTTGGTGGATTTAAAGTACGAGCAATAAGCGGTGTTGATTCTTCAAAATTAAAAATTAAAAAAACATTTAACAATTAACATTAAAAACATTTTATTATGGCATTAACAGGTGGATCAGGCTTAGCGCCTTTCGCAAAAAAATCGGTATTATCAACAAACTATATCGACTTTACAAGTGCTGACGCAAACAGTGCAAACTGGGCTCAGCAATACATTCCAGAAGTATACGAAGCAGAAGTTGAAAGATACGGAAATCGTACTATTGGAGGATTTTTAAAAATGGTAGGAGCTGAAATTCCTATGTCTTCTGATCAAGTAGTATGGTCTGAACAAAACAGATTGCATGTTTCTTACGAGGGGCTAGCTGTAAGTGGACTTGGAGTTATATCTTTATTACCAAATGGACACGCATTAGCTGTAGGACAAACTATATTAGTTATTAAACAAGACGGAAGTGTTTCTATTAAAGCTTACGTTGAAGCTGTTACAGCAAACGGAGCTTCTTTAAAAGGATATACTCTTTCAGCAGATGAAATTAATAGCGAAGTAGGTTCTACTGGAGTAAAGGTATTTGTTTACGGATCTGAATACAAAAAAGGAACTGATACAACCGCTGTATCTATTGAGCCTTCTTTCACTCAGTTTTCTAACAAACCAATTATTATTAAAGATAAATATGAAGTAAGTGGATCTGACGCATCTCAAATTGGATGGGTAGAAGTAACTACTGAAGGAGGAGACTCTGGGTATTTATGGTACTTAAAAGGTGAAGGAGAAACTCGTTTACGTTTTGAAGACTATTTAGAAATGGCTGTTATTGAAGGCGAAAGAAAAAATAGTGACGGAGATGTTCCAACTGGAATCGAAGGTACTGAAGGTTTATTTTCTGCTGTATCAGGTAGAGGACAAGTTGATAACGCTTTTGCTGGATCATTAACTGACTTTGACAACATCCTTAAAGGATTAGATAAAGAAGGATCTATCGAAGAGAACATGTTATTCTTAAACAGAACTACTGCTTTAGCTTTTGACGATATGCTTGGAGCTATAAACGGTAATTACCAAAATGGTGTTAACTTTGGAGTATTTAATAACTCTGAGCAAATGGCATTAAACTTAGGCTTTTCTGGATTCAGAAGAGGTTCTTATGACTTCTACAAAACTGACTGGAAATACTTAAACGACGCTTCTACTAGAGGAATTGCTGCTGACGCTTCAGTTAACGGTATTCTTATACCTGCTGGAACTTCAACTGTATACGACCAATCACTTGGGAAGAATATCCGTAGACCATTCTTACACGTACGTTATAGAGCTTCTGAAGCTGATGACAGAAAGATGAAGTCTTGGTTAACTGGATCAGTAGGAGGAGCTGCTACATCATCTT